CCCCATGACCCTATCTCAAAATGCATCCAATCATAATTCTTTTCTCTACCTAAAGATATAAACCCATGTTTGTAGAATACATCTATCATAGCTTTATACTCAGGTCTTGCAAATCTTGCAGTCTTACTTGTTTCTTTCAACGTATTTCTAGCAGGATCAAGGTCAATAGCTATACCCCATGAATGCTTACTCCATGCAGAGCCTCCACGCATTTTTCTATAATTAAAGCAACCACCAAATAAATCAATACCTAACTCTTTCATTCTAGGTAAACCATAGGTAGTTAAAAGTTCTTTAAATACAGCTTCAAACTTGGCAGCAACAAGCTTGTGACATCTGATCCTGGTGACTGTCTCATCAGTATCCCATGCCAATCTCATTGGATATGGAAGATTTAAAGTCACTAAGTAACCAGCACCAGTTTCATTTGGTACTCCGTATTTTTTAGTAGTCTGTGCAGTAGTTAGCATGTTACTTAGATTCTTTATTAAACTTTCTTACAAATACTCTAGAAATAAAGTTTCCTACTTTTTTAAGAAACCCATTTTCAGACTCAACAGTTACTTTAGTACCTTCAGAGTCTTTAGTAACATTAATATCTAGTTTCTTACTGTCATAAACAAACTCTTTTTTCTCTTCATCTTTTTTAAGAGTTGTTTTAACTTTAGGTGTTTCAACTTCTACGTTTACTTTTTTACCTTCTTTTTTTGCTTTGATGCTTACTTTCTTAGTCTTAGCATTTACTTCAAAGTCTTCAATTTTCTTTGTTTTCTTTGTCATCTTTATTTGTTTTGGTGTTTTCTACTGTTAATTGTGATAATGTTGCAGCAGTAGTAGCTACTGTAGCAATGTATCCTGCTGTTGTTAATACTACAGCTGGTAAAGTTACTGGTGCTGCTAGAACTGCTCCTGCAACTGCACCTGTAATGATAGCCCACCTTTGTACTCTTTTCCAAAACTTAGGTGTTTTACCGTTCCATCTTTCTTTAAGACTCTTCTCCATTTAATTTATTTTTAGGTTCATCTTTTACATGTTTTGCCAATTCTTTTAATAAAGGCAAATGTTCTGTCCAACCTAATCTCTTGAAATTCTCTAAGTTAGACAAGATCAAATTTAATAAAATATAATTATAAAACATACCATGAAACCATTCATAGATATTAAAATTATATCCTAAAACATTTAGACCTTGTATATTATTAGCTAAAGTATTAGATACACCTATCATTATCATGTATACTAAAAGTTTTAACCAACCTTTACCAAAGAGTTCTGAATCAAATTTTTTACCTTCTTTTCTAGAAGCTTTCATTCCTGTGTAAAACTCTAAGATAAATAACACAAGTATTGAAATACCTATAACAGCTTTAATACCAAATACTAAGTCAAAGTAATATCCCAATGTTGCAGCACAACTACTTATAGTTATAAGAGGTAAAGTAAGTTTAAGATGGAATGCACTATTTAAAAAATGTGCTAAATCATCATATCCTGCAGTCATTACTAATTTAGTAAGTAGTGTTTTCATTTTATTTTTTTAAGCTGTCATATCAATAATCACTTCATAACCCATTTGCTCATAAGCTAACTTAGCATATTTGTGAGCTGTGTCTAAAGATTGTACTTCACCTGCTTCTAACTCAGACTGATAGCTTCCTACAGGTACATCAGTATAAAGCATTTTACCTTCTGTAAATGTTTCTTTGTTTGCAAATGTAGCTACCTCACCTTGAATAGTAGTTCCTGAGAAATCTCCCAAGAATCTGATTCTACCATAAACCTCTGGTAACTCAATACCTGTTCCTGAGATTGTAATTTTCTTGTCCTCTGTTGCTTTAATTAAGATTGCCATAATATATTTTTTTGTAAAGATAATAAATTCTATGCAGGTGCAATTGTTGTAATTGTTCCTGATGTACCTCTGTATTTCAATGCTCCACCCTCAACGTATAACTGACCTCCATTAGCAAGTGTTACTGTTGGTGCTACACCATTGTGAATAGTAATAGTATTGGTTGCTGCTGCTTCAAAGTCTGTTCCTGATGTTAAAGAACCTAAACTTTTTAATACCATGTTAGTATTTTTATTTACAAAGAAACTTCTTTCGGTTGCTCCTAAATAGACATTAAATGAACTTGTTATTGTTGGTTGAGCTGCGCTTGCTCCTGTTCCTGTTCCACCTCCAAGCACAATCATATCAGATTGACCGCTTGCTCCTGTTATGTATTGACCAACGAATGTATTTCTTCCAGATGTAAAAGCACCCATTGCGACACTTGTACCAATAGCTATTATATCTGTATTACCTAACCCTCCAGATGCACTTGAACCAATAGCTATGCCTCTATCGCCCCCATTAGAACCAGTTTGAGCATTATACCCAATAGCGATGGATTGTTGACCACCGCTTCCAGCTGTTATTCCAGCTTTTGCTAATCCTCCTATTGCAATAGCTCTTGTGTCTGCATAAGAAGTAGCCCCTATTGCTATACCTCCCTCGTTAATAAAAAAACCTCGTGCAAGAGATGATAATCCAATAGCAATAGCACTATTATTACTTCCCGCTGCAGGAATAGAACTCCCACTTCCTATTGCAACACCGCCTTGACTACTTAATTTAAAGTAATTAGTTGTACTTTGAATACCTCTGATTAAAATATCATCAGCATCTGCTGTACCACTACCAAATACAGTTACATTATTTCCTTGTACAGAAACTAAATTAGCAGTATCAGCACTATTCCTAACTCTAAATGCTATATCAGTAGATAATGCACCAACTGCCTTTAACGTCAATCTCTTTAATGTATTGTCAAAAGTAAAGTTAGCATCTTGTTCTACTACACCACCTGCTTGGAAAAATACTCTACCATCTGTTCCTGATGTTACTGCTGTTGTGCCTACTGTTAAACCTGAAGAAGAAGAAGGTGCTATGTTAATTCCTGTACTCATATTAATATATCTTAGTTAAAATAAAACTCTCACTATATATGTTGTTACCTGCATTATTACTACTCCATTGAGCTGTAATATTTAAGGTATTACTTATTGTTGTATCAAAGGTAGTGTTATTTATAATGCTGAAATCTGCACCTTCAAAAGCATTAGATGCATTTTTAGAAAAGTTAAACTGTCCAAATGAAGCTATAGAAGCCACACCAGCAGCACCTATAGTTCTAATAGTAAATCTAATTTCTAAGTTCCAATGTTTGTTAGTTGTGCTAGGCATTGTAATAGCTCCTGTATCTCCTAATACAACACTGCCTGACTTTACTCTTATTTGTAGTGTATTATTATTTACAGAAGAAATATGACCACTCATAGTAACACTAAAGCTATCTCCTACTTTAAAGAAATTAGCAGGTACAGTTAAACTACCTACTCCTCCATCTAATAATGTAGTTTCAGTTGTAGTACCTGTAATAGGAAGGCTGTCTGCTGTCTGAGCAAATAATCCTCCTATAATAGTAAAGGAGTTAGCATTTAATATGTTTATCTGTGTACTCATTCCTCTGTTATTACTTCAAATTCTGTTGGCTCTCCTAATATTATTTCAATGCTTGAATCAAAAACAATGTACCAAAATATAGGATTGTCAAGTTCAGCTGTTTCATAGTCAACCCAATATTGTGTAACATCTTCTGGTGCAACAGGTAAGCCATAGTAATCAGCACATTGCTTTCTTGCATCAATAGCATCTTGTTCATTCGTGTATTTGTAGCCGTTAATAAGCATTCCAATAAGTATTTACGTTTGTTTCTATTCCTGTTCTGTTGGCTTCTTGGTCATTATTCCAATGTACTAACTCAGCATAATTACCACCATTCCTACTTGCATTTGCATTACCCCAAGAGTCAAAAGTTGCACCTATATTAGATGATGTTCCTGTTGTTAAATCAATACTGTTTCTGAACATTTTAACCACATTAGAACCATCCCTTAACGTAGTCACTAAGTTAGAACCTGTTGTTGTATTAGTTGAATGTATTATTACGCTATTAAGTCGAGTTGTCATATCTCCTAATGTAGCCAACCATCTTAACATTGTTGGAAAAGTGTTATTTGATTTTGACAATCCTGCAGCTGATGAACTATTAGATGTTCTATTAAATACCATATAGTGATACATTAGTTGAACTGTTGTAATTGTGTTAGTTAAAGTGTACGCATCCGTTGTCCAAGTTGTAGTAATTTTATTTGTTATTGGGTCTAAAATTAAATTCCCACTTGAAACAATTTGAGCCTGATTAGCTGCCGTTGCCTGTGTTGAATTGTTAGCGTTTCCACTTTGGTCATACCACGTTGTTACAAAGCCATTACCAGCACCACAGAATGTAAGCAATGAAGCTGTATCTAAATCATTACCACTAAATGCAATGTCTTGTTCAGCATTATCTACTGACCGCCTTACTCTTATTGCACTTCCTGTATATGCTGTTCTTAGTTTCCTTAGTGAATAAGCTACCGCAGCATTTGGATAGGTGTCCAATAGCAATGAAGGAGCTGGAGGAGCTAATGAAGCCAAGTAAATACCAGTATTTCCACCTAAGATTACAGGCATGATTAAAATACATATATGATTATAAACTCAGTTCCTGTTGCATCATAAGCAAATGAATTAAAATAATTGTTAATTGCATCTGCTGAGAAGTTTAATACTTCTCCTGGTTTAATAGTAACAGAAGCTAATACAGTTCCATTGGCAGACCCTACATTGGCTACAGACACAGAATAAAATGTAGCAGCAGCAGTATTAACATTACCAGAACCAGTAGGTCTTATCATACCTGTAGTTCTTAGCAATCCTGTACCACCATCTACAGTAATAGAGTTACCACCATCTTGTATAGCTACTTGTCCAGAAGCATTTACATTTAAAGGTACCGGAGACCCAGATGCTCCATTTACATAACCATAAATACCTACTTGGTCATTAGTAGCATCAAGATTTACTTCTAGTGTTACTCCACCTGCTATGTTTACATTAAGAGCATCATTACCACCTATATTAGTAAAAGTAAATGCATCTATATTAGCATTACAAATAGTTACACTATCTTCTACACAAGTTAATGGAAGTTTTACTTCATCATAAATTGCTTGTAAACCTTCAAGCATTTTTAGTTGCCAAGGGAAATTATTACCTTGGTTTCCTGAGTTTTTTAAATTTCCTATTGACATAATTATTTATTTTAATAAAGTTTAGCTCCTCTAAATGTAAGTGTTTCTCCTGGTACACTAACACTTCCGGTAATTATAAAATATTGATCTACTGACCAGTTTATACTTACAGTTTGTGGAGAACTACCAAATGCTGTATTATCATTTATTACATTAATATTTGCCGGACATATATGTGTTGAAGCTCCATCTATATAGAATGTTCTAAACATAGATAAATATCTAGCAGATAATACACCATCAGTTAAGGCTAGTTGAGTTGCTCCTGCTAAAGTATTAGAAGTATTTATCCAAAACTTAGTTTGTGTAGTATAACCATTTACTATTTTAGCAAATTGAGCAGATATAGTAATAGCTTCATTACCTGTATATGTGTTTGCTGGTATAAATACACTGCCGAATACTGTATCAGTAGATGCTGTAATACTAACTAAACCACTTAAATAGAAGTGTGGAACTGATACTCCCGGAGGTCCTTGTAAACCTTGTAATGCTAAGAAGTCCCAATTAGCTGTATCAATATCTGGAGTTGTTGCTGAAGGTCCTACAGCATTAGAACAAACATAACTTGAACCTGCATAAAATACAACATCTGTAGGGCTATATGCTGTAAGTGCAGACCATGTTCCTACAAAGTTTAATCCAGCTGCTCCAACAGGTCCAGCTGGTCCAGTCAGTCCTTGAATACCTTGAGGTCCAACAGCACCTGCAGGACCTTGTGGTCCAACTGGTCCCGGAGGTCCTACAACAGAAAGTTGTGTAGCAAGATCTTCATAACTAATAGCAGTAGGTTGATACCCACCATTCCAAGTTGGATCCTTAGTACCTACAGCTATAAGATCTGTATCTTGTAACTGGGTTTTAATCTTACGATTTGCAATAAGATTAAAAAAGTTAGTTAAGTTTTGTAACATGTTTTTTATTTAACTACTTTTACGTCACCTGCTGGAGTACTATACAACTCTCCTGGTTGTAATCCTGCTGCAAGTGCAGCTGCATTATTTGCATATTCTTTTTTTGATATGTCTCTTCCTGCATCATTAAAGAATTCTTTTACGCTTCTGTTTAAATACTGCCACATACGTGTCAAAGTACTTTTGTATTCTGCCATTGCCATGATAATAAATTTTTATTGTTATAATATAATATACTAAAAATATTTTACATAAAAAAATCCCCAGAATAATTTCTGAGGATTTTATATGGAGAGAGCAGAGAGTTTACATAACTAATCCCATTATAAAGGCAACTATAACCATACTGATTATGATAATATTATGGAATTTTCTTCCAACTGGATCATCTTCCCATACATTAGACATCTTATTATATACAGGTTTGCTGAATGCATTCTGTACTAAAAACATAAGAGCTAATAGAGAACCTCCAAATATTAATATCAGTAAATTACCTATCATAGGGAATCTATTCTTTTTTGTAAATATACTAAAGCTTTTTGTAAATCTTCCTTTTCAGTTAATTTATTTTTCTTTCCGGCTCTGGCTACATACTTGATTACATTACCTAAATAAAAATCTTTATCAAGTCCCCAGGCTTCTAACACCTGAAATACTTCATATGTATTATCCTTACCACCATAGTAATCTGGTCTTGGTTCTTTATCTAAGTTTACAACTCTTTTACTCCAATCTATTTCTTGTGCTGTAGGGCAAGGATTGCTGAGTTCATTTTTAAATATTCCATCTACCATATTTTTGTATAGAGCATATTTATCATTTGGTTTATACTGGTTATACTCCATAACTTACCATACTATAATTACATCACCTTCATTAAGAACAAGCTTGATACTACCATCTATATCAATTCTTTCTACAGTCTCCATGTTAAGTGCTCCTGTTCTTACATATACCTGATCTCCTTCTTTTACATCTTCTACTTTATCTCCTATGGCATAAACAGTAAGTTTACTCCATAGTTTAGCAGCTTCTTGCATCATTGCTTCTTCATCTTTTGCAGATAGTTCAATACTAGACTTCTTTCTTTCTGGTACACTAAGTAGAATAGTCCGGCCTCTTAATTGTTTAAATGGTTTCATTTTTCTTCTTTAAAGGTTAATACTTTTACAACAGACATTTGTGCATTTACTAGTTCACCAATTGCATGGTCAAACAATAAACTTCTTACAGGAGATCTTTCTTCATTATATGCATCCTTTAATTTCTCAGCTAATTCTGCAAATGTTTTCTTTACCCTATAAACTTCTGTGTCTTCTTCAGTTTCTAAATCAATACCAAAAAGTATTTCTCCAAAACTTTTTACTTTTACTTCTTGGATAGCTGTCCCATCCACTAACTTGTCTTCCATATTGTTGGTTTTAAATTATTACGCATCATACTTTTGTTTACTATTGTTTGATTTAACCTCATCTTCTAATTCAGGAGAATCATCTGTGTTTAGTAAATTAAACTTAATCTGTTCTATTAAACCTATAAGAGCATAATTACCATAGGCTTTTTCACTTATTCTAACTTCTAATCCTTTGTCTGTTTCTGTAATTTTTAGAAGTTCTATTTCTTTTGACATATTTAATTGTTTTAATAACTCATCATATACCATGCGGGCTTCCAGGTTAGATCCTGTTTTTTCAGCAACAAGTAACCATAACCTTTTGTACACTGCAGTCATCTGTGATATAAATCTAATAAGTTTATCATTAGCACAAATATAAAAACTTTTTTTATTTAAACTAAAAACCCCAGAAATTAATCCGGGGTTTCTAACTTTTTAACCATTTAAATTCATCATTATGAACTTAAAACAAATATAATAAAATTATTCATTATCATAAAACATTCTATCGGAATCTTCTGTGTGCCATTTTTCAAAACCTTCACAATTGTAGTAGTCTTTGTTAACCAGATAGTCGGGTCTCTCAGGAAATGGTTTAGTAACAAAGCTAGGTTCAGACCATTTAATCCTATTGTTAGGTTGGAGTGCTATCTGTCCATTGTCCAGGAGTATAATATGATGAGACTTATGTTCCAAAGGATCTTCTGCTAGAGATAGATCTGTGTTAGGATCATTACTACCCCAGTTAATTGTAGCATAATATCTTCCAGGGTAGAACTTTTTATCTTTCATATAAACTTCTACTGGAGTGTCCAATAGATATCCTAACTGAATTAGGGTAAAGTTGTAACTAAAACAATTCCATATCTGTAGATAATGAAACGGCAGATCTGGATCTGGTAACTCTGGTTCTGTTAGTAATGCATGAGATGGAAGTTTATCTCTAAGTACACCATTCTCTAACAGTACCTGGAACAGTGCAGCTTGTCCCGGCATACATCTAACTGAAATAACTACCCCCGGGGTAAATTCTCCAAAACCCTTAGTATGTTGATACATATACTCATTCCTAACAAACACCTTAAGAGGAAAAAAATTATGTTCTATATATGCCATATAACAAAGATATAAAAACATACCATATAAAAAACATACTATATAAAAACATACTATATAAGAGAAAGTGGTGGGTCTTATACCAAACAGCCCCGCCCCTCCGCAGCTCAGGTGGTACCCCCGGCTTAAGCTACAGGAAGCAAGGCAATGCAGAGTAAAAAGTTAAAATAATTTTCTAGAGAAGAAGTTTGTTGAGTTAGTAGGACTAGCTAACAGAGTAAGTAATGTAGTATGTAGTATAGTATATTATATATAGTATGTTAGATGACTATGATTTTTTGGAAGTAGTATTATATCTAAAGTAGGATGCTTAGTTATCTAGCATATATAGGCAACTTTATAATAATCTGAAAACTATAGATATGCACAGAGTAGATATTTTTAGTTTCTTTGCATCA